ACATAAAACAGAAAGATCGCACACCAGACGACGTCGAGCGTATTGCCAAGGACTACTTGACAGATATGGAGCGCAATCCTGAAAACTATGTCGCTGCACCATACACAATGCGGGACTTGATGCGCAAAAATGCAGTACGTACCAAAGAACAAGACGCGGCACTTGAAAAAATTAAAGAACTTAGAACACAGCTTGCAAAAGACGAAGCTGCATATCGTGACGGTGAACCTTACGACGAAAGTTCTGAACACTACAAAGAAATAACAAAACAACTTGAAAAACAACAGCGCGAAATAGCTGTTCTTGAAACGAAACTGGGATCGTTGGATTACTTTGAAGCTACCAAAATGTCTGACGGGGAACAGTACGATCCTGAAAATCCGTTGCACTACGTTGAAGCCGACGCAATTACTTTTGCTAATTTGCAAGCACAAAGCGACGGTTTACTAAGAGATAAAGAAGCACGAAGCATTCGTGACAAACGACGAGAAGATTTGCAGTCGCTCGTTCAGTTGATGGCAAGCAACACCTCATACACGCTAGCTGAAAATGCTTTGGTAGCCAAAGCTGCTTCTAAGTTTGCGGTTGTTACAGACAAAACTGGGCGTTTAAAAGTGGCGTCTATTGCAAACAATAACCGCAACGGCGTTGCAGTTGTAAGTCTTGATGCTGCCGATGCTGTTATTCGCGAGTTACGTGCGGGTAAGAATTTAAAAGAAGCGTTCCTTGACGGTATGCAAGCAAGCGCGGATCGTGCGGTCAAAGAAAATTCCCGCAAAGAAGGTTGGCAAAAATTTAATCAAACCAAACGCGAAGAAACAGCCCAAAGTTTATCGGCGCTTTACACGGAGGAAGAAATAACCAAAGCGTGGGGGCAAAGTGGTTATGACATTGAAGACCAAAATGAACTAGTTGAAATGCTTATCAACGATGGGCTGTTACCAGATCGTCGCAGTAAATTGAGCAATACTCAAACAAACTTTGAAAAAGCGGCTGTTGAACTTAACAAAGCTTGCGCAGGAACTCCTTGGTGTACTGGCAGAGATGAGAACTACGCTCGTGACCATATTGCTGGCGGCGACTTTTACGTCTACTATAAACAAGGTCGTCCAGAAGTTGCTGTGCGCATGAACGGGCAAAACCAAATTGGAGAAATTCGTGGCAACAGTCTTAATCAAGCTTTAAACAAAGAACAACAAGAAATTGCAAAAAACTTTTTAAATAACAGCAATTTTTCTGAAGCTGGTAAATACTTGACGCAGTTCAAGGTAAAACAAAAAGCCATTGAGGTTGCCAAAGGTGAAGCCACATTTACACCTGAAGATTTTATTAATGCGGATGTGGTGTACAACGGCAAAATTGACGCAAGTAACTTATTAAATTTCAGGATGATTGATGGTTATCGCGGTAGGCCTGAAATTACAGAGGCGGTTGAAAAGTTCTTTGAAAACAAAATTTTAAAAGCTGTTGAAGACGCTTATGAAAATGGGCATTTTATTGGTGCAAGAATTAGCATTATGTCTGATGGAATAAACGACATAAAACTAAATGGCAAAAAATACAAGCCAACGTTAGATCAAGTAAAAACTGTTGAGACAATAAGCATATACTCAACAGCGGGTAAAAACAGATTACCAAATTTAGAAAACGTAAACGCTTTGCTGATTCACGGAGATGCAAACTACAACACTGAATTGGATTTACCAAAAGTAAAACGTGTTGAAGTTATTAATGCTTTTGGAAAAGATGTTGATGCTGCTGTAATAAAGCTTGCTCCCGGAGCAATCGTTGACCTTATTAGAGAAGGGCAGATTAACAAACAATCTCACATAACTGTAGAAGGCGTTGGTTTTGTTAAAAGTTTTTCAGCGGGTACTGGAAAAAACGAAAAGTTGTTTGTAAAACTTCCCAATGCAAAATATGTTGGAGAACATAACGATGACGTGGCCGTGTACGCTCCTAACCGTGTTGCTGACAAACCACCTATTGAAGAACTAGTTGAGCGTACTGCTGAGCGCCCTGTGTATGCCCGCGCTCAAGCTGAAGGTTTTGAAAATGAACTGAACGTAGCAAGCCAGCTTATTGCCAAACCCAAAACAATTGGGCAGCAGATCAACGCCAACCTTGGTTTGGGCTTCCGTACCAAGTACTTGGACAGACTGGCTCCCTTGCACAAGGTAGCCAAGGATATGCTCGAGCCCTTCAAGGGCATGCAGATGATGCACTATTTGCTGGCATCCGACCAGCGCATGTCTTATGTTCAGCAAGCTGTTGGCAACGGCGTGCCCCAACGTGTGGCGTACAAGCGTCCTGATGGTCGCACTGAATACATTGTCGAAAGCGTTGCTGGTGCAAATCTGGCCAACGTGGTGCGCACACTGGCTAAGGCCCCGGGCATGAACGGCGAAGCGGCCAACCAGTTGTTCACGTTGTATTTGTTGGGCAAACGTGGTGACCGCGTGGGCTACGACAAACTGAACTTTAGCGTCAACGCCGATTTAATCAAGGGTTCTGTTCGCAACATTGAGAGCAACGAAGCTTTGCGGGATGTGTTTGAGGAAGCGCGTACCGAGTACAACAAGTACAACAAAAACCTGATGAACTTCTTGAAAGACACAGGCGTACTACCCCCAAGCGTTGCCGACGAGCTGGCTTCTACTAACGACTACATCCCCTACTACCGGGAGAGAAACGGCAATGCCGAGTTGGTGATTGGCAAAGAGGGCACATACAAGATTGGCAACCTTGCCGACCAGCCACAACTGCGCGAGCTGATTGGTGGCGAAGACAAGATTCTTGACTTTGCAACAAGCTCGATACAAAACACCTCCATGATTTTGGACGCGGGCTTGCGTAACTTGGCAGCAAAGAATGCCATGTACGAGTTGGTTGGCTTGGACTTGGCGCAGTTCTTGGGCAAAGACATTGCCGCGCCAGACGTTGTTCGGTTTAAAGACAAGGGCGAAGAAAAGTTTGTCCGTGTTGCTACCGACACTGTTGGCATCCCTGCTGACTTGTTGGTCAAGGGCATGGAAGGCATCCCTGTCAACACCAGCGCGCTGGTTCGGGCAATGGGTTTTGCGTCAAGTGTTGTCCGTAAAGGCGTTATGTTGAGTCCGCTGTACCCTGTTAGACAGTTGTTACGTGACTCAGTTGCCGCACCTTTGCTGTCCGGCGCTGATTTTGCGGGGCCTCTTGGCGCACTTAGAAAACTGGGTGCTGGAGAAACCAAGACCAAGTTGGAAACTCGTGGTATTACTGGGGGGCAGGTTTACACAGGCACCAACGAAGATTTGGCTCGCATTCTGAAAGACTTGATGGGTGGTCGTATGGGCCTGTCTCAGTTTGTTGCCAAGGCCGAAGCGATTGCGATGGAGGCAGATGCCGCCACGCGCCGCGCCCAGTACGACTCGTATATCAGGCAAGGTTTGTCACAGATGGAAGCCACCGTCATGTCGCTGGAGTCAATGAACTTTAACAAGCGCGGGCTGTCCCCATCCGTACACTTTGTCTCCACAATGATTCCGTTTTTCAACGCTCAATTGCAAGGTTTGGATGTGCTGTGGAGAGCTGTTCGGGGTGATATGCCCATGAATAAGCGTCTGGATATTCAAGGCAAGCTGCTGCGTCGGGGCTCTCTTGTTATGGCAACCGCTGTCGCATATGCCCTGCTTATGCAAGACGATGAGGCGTACAAGAACGCACGTCCTGAAGAAAAGTACGGCAACTTCTTTATCCGCATACCGGGCTTGGATGAACCGATCAGGTTCCCTGTGCCGTTTGAAATTGGCTACATCCTCAAAGGTATTCCAGAAGCAATAGTCAACACTATGGCATCCAAGCAAGGTGGTGAAGAAGCGTGGAAAGCATTCAAGAGTATTGCCATCCAGACTATTCCCGGTGGTTCGTCAATGATGCTGCCTGCGTTGATTAAACCCATAATTGAGAACACCGCAAACTACTCGTTCTTTGGTAGGCAAGAGCTTGAGACCAAACGGGAACAAGGGCTGTTGCCAGAACAGCGTTTCCGTGACAACACGTCCGAACTTTCTAAAGAAATTGGGGCGCTGGTTGGATACTCCCCAATCAAAATTGACAACTTGATTCGTGGTTACACAGGCACGATGGGCTTGGCCGCAGCGCAGGCGTTTAGTTTTGCCATGCCCGAAAAACTGGGGCCACAAGAAGCCACCAAGCGCCTGTCCGATACCCCGGTCATTGGCTCCATGTTCCAGCCCAACGATGCTGGCGGCATCATCAACGCTACCTACGAGCGCATGGAACAAATCATGGAAGTCAAGCGCACATACGATGACATGCTTAAGAGCGGGGAGACGGCTGAAGCCAGAGCGTTCTTGCAAGAGAACGTAAATGAAATTGCTTCCGCGTCAATTGCTGGCAATGCCAAAACTCAGCTTGCAAAAGTAACGCAAGCCATGAACGCAGTCAAAGCTTCTAGCATGTCGCCAGAAGAGAAACGCGCGACCCTTGACCGGTTACAGAAACTGCGTATCCAGATTGCCAGTTCTATGAGGAACGTGCTCGATAAAACCGCACCCCAATAAGGCCGTCCTGTATACACGGGACAGCCTTGGCATCGAAAAGGCGCAGGGTCAGCGCCTTGTTCAAGCCTTCACGCTTGATGGCTTCCGTGTCGAGGCAGGGGACAAAGAACCCCTGCCCCTTCTCAACTTTGTCCCACGGGTACGTGATTGATAAGTGCTTCATCTGACTCCGTTACTTTGCGGCTGATGTGCATAGCCGACACCCTCATCGGCGGTGCACTGGTCTTGGCCATCATGTCCTTCTTGGTGACGTAGGAGACGGTGAACTCATCCTCCAGTTGACGCTTGAAGTTGGTGTAGCCAAAGCTCATGTTTGAGCAGAACGACTTGAGCATACGCTCCTCAATGAAGAAGTCCACATGGCCAGCAGTTACGCCGTGCTCGACCCGGCCCATAACTTCAGCGCGGGTTGTGTGCTTGTCCACCATCGAGCCGTCACCCAGATGCGCCAGCGGGCCAGCTCTATCGCCAAACTTGACCACCACAAACTTGCCTTGGTACTCCTGCACGAATGCGTTGAGAACGTCCTCGGCACTGCGGTGACCGCCCTTGATACTGGAGCGTTGAATGACGATGCGCTTGCGATAGCTGTCAATGATCTCGGTCAGGGGGAACTCAGCGATGTTGGCGTGGGTGCTGTTCATGATGATGCCTGCGGCGATGGCGCAACCGATACCGCCCATCCAGAAACGCTCGTCGTTGGGAGCCTTGTACTCGGTGTACATGCGGCGCACAGTCTCGGGCACCAGTGTCTTGAGTAGGCCAATGTTGTCCACCATGTACTGCACCAGCGCCTCGCCAGCCACGGCGTAGTTGTTCTGCAAGCACTTGACGATCTCAATCTCATCGGCATCCAGCTCCAGCTTCTCGTCCATCACGTACTCAATCAGGCGGCGCAGCTCACCCTCGGACGAATGCTTGCGCGATCCTGTCAGGTAGTCCACGACGTGGGTGTTTGAGGACATGATGGCAGTGGACGACCATGTGGACAGGTTCAGCCGTTCCTTGTTGGCCCCCGACTCCATACGCTCTTTGCCGCGCCCCTCGCTCATACTGAACAAGAATGCAGGGAACCACTCGAAGTCGTCGCGGTTCTTGCTGGTGATCTCGTCCGTGATGAGTGGGTTGCTGTGCAGAAGTCCAAGGCGCTGTTGCATGGCCACAGGTGATGTACCCGCACCAGTGCGGTAGTGGATGGGGTGACCCCAGATTGAAGCCGCGCCATCGAGCGCCAGTGATTTGCCAGTACCCGACTCGGTCGAGGCGCAATGAACGGTCAAGCCGTGCAGTCCTGTGAAACGCATCAGCGGTGAGCCAGCGCCCATGAGGATGATGGCCAAGTGATCCCACAGCTTCCTGCGCACCAGCAGGTTGATGAACTGCCGCCAGATTTCCAAGCTACCCGTGGGCCGCGAGTTCATCGTGATGTTCTCCAGCCCGGGCATGGGCACCTCGATGGCTTCCTTGCTAGCCGCATAGATTTTGCCGCCAAAAACGTAGGTGTCGTTGGGTTGCCAACCGTAGCTGGATGGCACTTCAATGGGTCGTTTTTCGCTGCTCATCTTCTCCACGCATGCTCTGATGTAGTCGTATAAATTCTTGTCGTTGCCTGAGCCAAATGCGGCCAGTACGTTCTGCTGTGCCAATGCTTTCACTGTCTCGTCCTTGCTGACAACTGATTTCTGGGGGAACGCTATGTCCACGGTCTTGTAGTCCCGCACGGCCAACATATGCACAAGATGTTCACCGTTACTGCTCAGGATGTCCACAGGGAACAGGTCGTAGGGCAGCAACATGATCTGGCGTTTGGTGACCTGACCGTTGGCATCCGTGTCTTCCTTCTCCATGAACACCCCGCCACGTACACCGTAGGCATAGCCTCGAGGCGCTTCAGGGCGCTTCAACTGCTTAGCTTCTTGGCCGTCCGTGGCGGGTAACTGAATGGTCGTTTCGGCGGTGACTACCGCCGTCTCTCGCCCCAACGCCAAGGGGTTGGTGATCTTCCCAAAGTGTGGGCACTCGTTACAGATGCCGGGGTTCTCTGAATCAAACTTGGTACAGGGGTACGGGCCTTTGATCTCAACCAGCTTCTGGTGCATGCGCTCATGTGGGTATGGGTGCAGGTCGGTCAACCAGATCGCAGCCTTCTCGCCATCGTTGCACTTCTGGGCAATGCTCAACCAGCCACGCCAGATCGGCTCCACACCGTCTTGGTCGGCGTTCTCGACGTACCACTCAAGCTGTCTGCAACCAACGCCCGCCTTGGTCTTCTTGTAGATGTTCTTGAACAACGTGATGCTGTTCTCAAACAACTTGACCGTGGTAGGGGTGTGGGGTGCGTCAGGGCGTTGACCGGGGAGAGCCAAGGGTGCGACTGCTGTTTGGCGTGGGAGTGCGGGCAGTGAGACAAGCTGTTGCTCGATGTGCTTGGCCAAGTCTTCAAAGTCAAACGTGTCACCAACAGCTAGTATGCGGACTGGACGCGGCGTAGCGTACTTGGCCTTGTTGTTGAACGTGCCGGGGAAACGTAGCACTCGGGCTGAGTCGGCGGTCACCGTCATGTCGATGCTCAAGCCTTCCTGTTTACACAGGCGCTTCAAGTTCTCGGCCACGGGCTTCCACTCGTCAACGGCTATGTCCTGCGTAAACGGCCAGTAGCAGTGCAAGCCACCACCTGAGTCCACGATGTAGGGTGTGCCAAGCAAGTCCAGACCAGTCTTGACCATGAAACCGTTGAGCGCCATTGCTGCCGCCTTCTTGGTGTCGTAGCCATCCATGTCAATGAACAGCGAGCGAATGAACCGAGCGTTGTCGGCTGTGCGCTTGCCTTTGGTTTCAAACGTTGACAGCGCAAAGTAAATGTCCTTGCTGTCGCCCCATTTGGTTATGGTCGCGGGTAGTTCATCCAGATATTGAACAAAATTGTGCTCCTTCTTTTTTGTAGTTAGCTCTGCCGCGCAATACAACCCGTTGTCCGGAGACGGCAAAACAACCGCTAGAAATTCAAGCGGGGTCATGGGTATCCTTCGGGTTTAAGAGAACAGGTCGAGCTGTTGGGGGTTGTGCGGTGAAAACTCTTTTTCAGGAGCTATGGCAGTGAAGCGGCGCAAGAGTTCAATTTGCCAGTCGATTGGCGCACCAAACTCGTTGTCTTCCATGTACAGGGCAAAGTACTTGATGAGTTCTGTGTTGGTTAAGGTGCGAGGCCGTAGTGTTGACATATTTTTCTCCATGCGTCGTCTGCTGAATGCGCTGATCTAAGAATTGTGAGAAGCGTCTCGACACGGTGCTCATACGCTGGGAAGATGTCGCCACCCTCGAACCAGTTGTAGACCGTCTGGCGTGACACGCCCAAGGCTTTTGAGATGCGAACAACTGAAAAGTTGTGATGCGCGGCCCATCGTCCAAGCTGGTTGCCTGAAGTCTTGGGAGAACGCATGATCGCGTCGATTGTTTTTTGTGAGTAGGCCATATTGCGGGGGCCGAAGCCCCCTCCTCCTAGTTATTCATCGTCCCAGTCGGACACGATGTCGGCAAGCTTGCCCTTCTTGGCAGGCACGGCGGCGGCTTTTGGTGCTTCCTTGCGCACTTCAGGTTCCTCGTCAGCATCGGCCACGGGCGCGGCTTTGGCTTTCTTGGCTGGCTTGGCAGGGGCTTCGTCTTCCTCTTCCTCGGCTTCAACGACAGGCGGCTTACCAGCAAGCACCATCTTGGGAGCGTTGGCTTTCACGCCATCGCTTTGTGCCACGGTCATGACCACTGCCCGTTGTGCATCTTCGCTCTCGGCTTGCGTCTTGATGACTTCGTACTCGTCGTCGGTCAACCAGCGCACGGGCTTGAAGAACAACTTGGGGGACTCGGCCTTGGTATCAAAGCGCATCTCAGTCACGATCTGCTCAGGATTCACAGGCGGGTTCTGCACGGCCAAGTAGCGGGCGTATGCCTGCAATGGGCGCTTGTCGCCTTCTTCCTTACCGAACACCGAAGTGGCAGGCAAGGTCAACTGCATCACGTCACCTGATGGGTTGTTGGCCAACACCACAGCCAAACGCTGTTGGTAGCGGCATGCACGGCTATTGCCTTGGCCAGAACCGGCTTGGTTCTTGGGGCAGTTCATGCAGGTCACTGCCTGTTTGTTTGCGGCGCTTGGGTCAGGACGCTCACCATCATTGCTCCAGCAGTCAGGGCCGGTGATGTTGTCGGCATCGTAGGACGATGCGTAGAAGATACGGCTGACCTTGGGTGCGGCTTTGACGATGATGACTTCCAGATGGCGGTCATCAATGGCGGCGACTTCCTTGCCACCAGCTACCAGACGGAACACACCACCTTTGATGGAGATGCGCTTGACGTTGGAGACGCTGCCGCCTGTGAGGGCTTTGGCTGTGTCGGAGAGTTCGTTGTTACGAGCGAATGCGGGAACGTTTGAGGATGAAAAAAGCGTTATGTTTGACATATAAAACTCACTTGGTTGGTTTGGTTATAACAATGTTGAACTCCGAGTGGGAGTTCAGTCCCGGAGGCAGAACCCCCGGGTTCTCTTCGAGAAACTGTGCCATGTTGGTCTGAGCGATACGCTTCTCCAGCAACTCGACAGCGCCGTGCTCAAGGATGAACTCCTTGAATGAACCCCAGTCGTTTGTGTTGTAGCGCGTCGATTGACGCATGGACACAGTCCCAAAGGGACTCTTGACAGATGTGACACCCAGTGCCCTCATCTGGTCTTTGATTTCAAACTTGATCTCGTCTTGCGCGGCCTTGAGTTCTTCCAGCTTGGTGTCGTACTCTTTGGTCATCGCGTCGATTTCAGTTTTGATCTTGCGGTAAATTTTTACCAGCTTATCCAGAGGGATTGATTCTTCACTCACTTGCTTCTCCTGTTATTGTTTGTCTAAGGTTGGACATCTTACACACGAATTTCTGCTTTGCAACTCCTTTCAAGAATTTATTTCTATCTCGAACATCTGGGTCAGAAGTGAGTTGTCGCTCACTTTTGCTTCAAGGGCTTTAAACATCTTCTTCTCAATGGGTGAGCCTTGAATGTGTATGACCGTGACCTTGTCCGAGTTCTGTCCCTTGCGGTCAGCTCGCGCAATACATTGGATGTACTGCTCCACGCTCATTAGAGGGCCAAAGAATACAACCGTGTCTGCGGCAGTCAGGGTAATCCCGTGGGCTGTAGCTTGTGGTTGCATTACCAACACACGCGGGTCTTGCTCGTGCTGGAATCTGTGGATGATGCTTGAGCGTTTTGTTGGGGTGATGCCCCCGTGGATGCACTCGTTGGCGATGTTCTTCTTGGTCAAATGCGCTTGAATGGTGTCGATGCTTGACCTGAACAACGCAAAGATGATGACCTTGCGCGAAGTCTCTTCCAAGATTTCTTCCAACACACCAAGGCGTGGGCCAGCGTCGAACTCAACAACCTCCTTGTCGTCTGTGTACACAGCGCCGCAACTGATCTGCAACAGCTTTGATACACCAGCGGCGGCGTTGACCGCGCTGATCGTCTCGCCTGCGGCTTGCACCAGCATTCGGTCTTTCAACAGGTTGTAGTACTTGGCCTGCTGGGGAGTCAACGGCACCTCGCGTGTGGTGGTGAGCACTGGCGGTAAGTCAAGACACTGTTCCTTACTGAACCGAATGGCAGGTTGAAGCGCCTCATGCACCAGCTCAGCCGCGTTGTGCTTGGCCGCCCACTTGTACATGGTGATCTTGTTCATGACCTTGTCGCGCCACGACGTGAAGTAGTTGGGCACTCCATCGGGGTTGACAATCTTGGCCAAGCCATACGCATCTGCTGGCGACTGCGATGCTGGAGTACCCGTCATCATCCACACATGGGTCGTTGGCTTGATGATGGACTTCAAGGCTTTCCAGCGGCGTGTGGTGATCGTCTTGTATGCGTTGGCCTCGTCCACGATGACCAGATCGAAGCGGCCATCAGCGTTGATCTCATCGGCTATCAGGTTCACGCCTTCGTAGTTCGTGATTACAAACTCGTAATCTTGCTGAATCATCTCGATACGACGACTAGCCTGCGTGTGGTGCGCGACGATGGCCGAGCGATGGATGATGCTGTTGCTCAGGTCAGCCAGCCATGCAGACTGCATGATGGACAGTGGGCACAGAATCAAACAGCGCCGAACCTTACCCAACTGCATCAGGTAGTCTGCCGCCCACAGCGCCGATAGTGTCTTGCCTGTGCCGGGCTCCGAGAACACAAACGCCTTGCGGTGCATGGTCAGGAAGGCGGCAGTCTCGATCTGGTGCGCCATCGGTTTGTAACGACCGGGCCACTTGTACTTGCGTGTGATTGGCGAGGGCACATCTTTCACGCCAAGGTTCTTCAGAACCCTAACCTCATCCAGCCCCCAGTAGACGGCGACATCAAACCCACCGTCATCACGTTCCATGACTTTGTGTTTAGGTATGACGCTGTATTTTTCTGGGTGTCTGGTTCTGAATATTAGGGCCTTGTCTTCAAGGATTTCCATTGCTTCTCCATCGGTTTTTTATTTGTTGTCGCTTCGGTTCGAACCGCGACTGCGCATACGAAGGTTGTTTATAGTAGTTGTCCCTCCGCTACGGATAGGCTTGACGTGGTCAACGTCTTTGCCGTCCCCCTTCGCCGCCTTGCCTGCCTTGACCATCATGCGCCGCGCCTTCACGCGTTCGCCTGTCTTCTTGATCTGTTCAGGTTTGCCTTGATAGTTCTCGTACTCTTTCGCATAGTTCCGGGTTGCCATGATTAACTCCTAGTGTTTTGGGTTGAACTCACATGTTTTGACTGGGCACCACGGGCACAGCGCAGAGGACTTTGGATTCCACACGCCGGATGCGGCGCACTGCTCCAGCTTGGCCACGCGCTCCCGATACTCCCACCAGCCAGCATCGACCTCGTCCACGGCCATGCTTGCCTTAACCATATCATTCTTGACCACGAACAGCAAAGCTGAGTTGATCTTCCTGATGTGTGGGAAGTGCTTGAAGACCATCAAAGACATGAGCTTCAACTGGTCGCGGTCTGGGTACTTGTTGTTGCCTGTCTTGTAGTCCACCACACGCGCCGTCAAGTTGTCGTCGTCAATGATGAGCAAGTCGGCAATGCCTCGCACCCAGCGGTTCTTGTCATGGAAGTCACAGGGTTGCAAGTCCCGCGTCAGCCCCATCTCGTACTCGCACAACTTCCTGCCGGGCTTGGCGATCAGTGCGTCGAGCATATCCTTGGCGTACTCAAACTCAGGCGGCATGGGTGTGCCGTCCTTGATGTAGAACTCAGCGGCAGTGTGGAACTGCTTGCCGTAGTTGGTAGCCTCGGTCTCTTGGAAGGGGAAGTTGTTGAGCACCTTGACTTCGTGATACCTGCGCGGGCATCCCTCGAAGTCTTTCAAGCTACTGTGGCTCCATGTGATGGGTTTCATTGCTTTGCTTTCAGTATTTTGTTTACGATGCGCTGAATGCTGCGTTTGTCTATTTCCCAAAGCTCGTCGGGGTCTTCATAGAAATACCCTTGGCTGCCGTGCTGCTTACGCATGGCTCTTTGAAACACCTCACTCCGGTCGGTCATTTCCAGCGCTTCCCAGACTTTTTTCCAGTCGTCAGTAGTTAGTTTCATGAAAACCTCGCTGTGTTGATTGCAATACTCAGGCGCTTGGCAAATCCTTCTACGAACTCCTCGCGCTTGTTGAGTTTGTGTTCCTCCATGTCACGCAGGATGGCTTGCACCAGCTCGTGCCAGAAGGTTTCCTTGACGTCATCGAGACTGAACTTGCGCCCAGTCATGCCGTTGCGTAGCCCCAGCTTGATCTTCTGCTCGAGGTACATGACGCGCCCCATATCGAGCTTGTCTTGCATGGCCTCGACGACTTCGATGGAATACCACTTCTCCCCGATTCTTATTTTCTTTGGTAGTGTTAACTCTGTCATTGTTTTGCTTCTCCATACCTACGGTGCGCACCACCGTCAGCGGCCAGAGGAATCCCCGGCATGTATTTCGGCTGCATAGTCATTTGCGCCAAGACCCAAGTCTTAGCGTCAACAACTTCATCGTCAGGCACCACGGCGATCAGCTCATCGTGTACTGTCCCTGCGATTGGGTACTTCTTCGATACCCTCAACATTCCATCGGTCATGACAATTCGCGCCACGGCCTGCGTCACGTTATTCGTCACTTTCCCTGCATACAGCTTGGTAGCGTTTGGCCCGTATACCCACTGGCTCCTACCTTTGTCATCTTTCTCGCGTCGCAACTGTGGGTAGAGCAAGCTCATCCCATTGGGTAATTCTATACGTTCTTTGCTGAAGGTCAAGCACTTGTACTGGAAAACTTTGCCGCCGTACAGGCTGGACTCGATCAGGTTAGAACACATATCCCAGAAGGTAGCAACGGGGTGGGCAGTGGCGCGGTAGATGTCAATGATCTTCTTGGCCGCAAGGCAGTGGGTCAGTAGCTCTTGGTCGGTGCAGGTGTGCGGTATCTCCAGCATCTTGGCCACGTTGTCTTCCCAGTCCACGAACTTCTGGGCATACGCCTGATCGACCCCGAGCGTCTTGGCAAAGGCTTTCTCATAGCGGACTGGCGGAGCGCCAAGGAAGCCAGTAAGAAGTTGAGACGCGAAAGATGCCCATCCCAAGCCGTAGCCGCACCCCAACAAAGCGCTCTTCGCAGATTGGCGAAGGTCTGGGTGGCTGTCCTTACTGAGTCCGGGGATGTTAAACATCTGCGCTCCGAATGCCGCGTAAGGGTCACCACCAGCGCGGAAGATGTCAAGCATGTCTTGGTAATCTGAAAGCCATGCAAGAACACGTGGTTCAATCTGCGATAAATCCCCGACGACAAGCTGGTAGCCATCGGGAGCCATAATTGCTTTGCGTAGGAAACTGCCTCGCTTGAGGTTTTGCATGTTGATTGCTGAACCTTTCGCCGCTGTCCAGCGACCCGAGAGAGCACCGTAATACGATAACGGAACTGGTAACTTGCCGCGCTGACTGATGTCGAGGAAACGCTGTGCCCTTGTGCGTTCGGTTGTAGATTTAACTTTAAGGCGTGCTTCACAAAGGAGGGCAACGTCTTCACGTTCACCGTTGAGCAGCGCTTGGAAGAGGGCATCATTCTTCGCGAAAGCGAACGCTTCTTTGCCGGTAGTTTTACTGACCTTAGTCGGGGGAGTAACCCCGAGGCTTTGAAGTACGTCAGCAAACTTCGGGTTCGATGCGAGCTCAGCTTCTTGTATGCCGAGCCTTTGTAACAGTCCTTCACGTAGTTCTCCTTCTTCTGTGAGTGCCTTGATGAGCATCTGTTGGTCAAGCTCAAGTGTTGGTCGTGTGTACATCTTGAGCGTCATGTCGATCAGACGCAGTTCGGATTTGGGGTATCCGTCAACAAAGCGTTTGAAAATTTCTTCGCACAGGTACACGTCATGCGCACAGTACTCGGCGAGGTCTCTTTCAATTTGTTCTGTGAGTGCCGTAAGTCCGTCCGTCGAATGTACGGCGGTTCCCTTAGCAGGGAGTCCAAAATCTGCTGCAAGTTTGGCGAGGGAATTACCAACTTCCACGCCACGTAGAGCGCGTCCCATTGATAGCGTGTCGAAGATGAAGGCAGGTCGGGCGTTATATAACCATTCCATAATGGATACATCGAACTGTGCGTTGTGCGCAAGCACTGCGGTTCGTCCCCAGTCAACTCCAGAAAAGTATTCACGTAGTCCTTCTCCTCCAACCCATTCAATTGGACTATCGGTTCCGAACTCATGTACGCATACTCCAAACGCTGTAAATCTCTTGTCACGGATGTACTCCTCAGTTGTCATCTTTGAGAGCGTGTACTCCTGCTTGTCCCAGCGCGTCTCGAAGTCGATGGTGATGATCTTGTCAAATGGTTTCAATTGAATGCCTCTTTAGGGGGAGCGTCGATAGTGTTTAAGAACCCGAAAAAATCATTGGCTTCGATCATGACTTCCGCTGCCTCCATTTCGTCTAGGTTCATGGTGGCTACCTCCAAGCGGTCTTCGCCTGTGTTCTTGATGATGAGCACCGCTTGGTTTGCGTTGGGGCCGTAGCATGTGAGGAACTTCAACACCGTGGTCTTGAAGTGCGCCTTCTCTTCGTCCGACATTGCCTTGAGCAACGCGTCTATTGCTTGTTCTTGATCCATTCCGTGATCTCCTGTAATTGGTTGATGTTCTTCTCGTTGACCACAAGTGCGTAGCCGCCTGCGTTCAGTATCCGATTAAGCTCGCGCTCTTGCAAGGCGGTGGTCGTGCCCTTACCAGCTTTACACTCTATGGCTATGAAGTAGCCGTCAAGACAGCCGATGATGTCGGGGATGCCCGCCCGCCCCATGCCATTCTGCATAGGCGAGAAGTGATACACCCCCATGCTGTCGAGCATCTCCTTGACGCGCTTCTTGACCTTGGCTTCAGGTGTTAACGCCATCTTGCACCTCCGCCAGCTTCAGCATGTAGTGCCGCGCCTTGCCAAGGTCATCGCTCCCGTCCTTGCGCCCAGCCCGCAGGCTGTACTTGATGATGTTGCCCTTGAGGAACCCAACAAACTCTGCGTGTGTCAGCACAGCTTCCATCAGCTCCCACGGCTGGATGGCCATGTCCTTGTAGTGACTGCCACTGATCTGTAGATCGTCAGCCCTCGTTCCGTTGAAGTGTTTGTCCATCTCGCTTCTCCTGTGTTGTATGTTTGCGTTTGCTGTCTATCAATTGCTGGCGCAACCATTTTGTGGCCCCAAGCCTGACCCACTCTTGGTATTCCCACTCGCTCATGCGAACGCCAACGCCTCTGCCGCTTCTGGTTAATTCACTTTTTGGTCTAGGCATTTGTGCTGCTCCCCCACTACCCTATTTAGAAAAAGCATTTTGCACTCTGTGCATCTCCACAGGTCGCCTTCAACCACTATGGTTTGCTTCTCTGCGTGTTGTCCACGCACCTTCCCAAAGAATGTTCTTATCTTCTCAAGCATTTTGGTTCTCCCATTTTCTGCACAAATCTTTCACGGTCTTACTCTTTCTCTTGCCCTTGCACACGTTGCTGATTGACTTCTGCTTGGCCTTTATCTGCAACTGCGCTGGGGTCAGAGGCTTTACTGGTTCTACTGTGGCTGGCAACAAACCTGTCACGCCCAGCCAACAGCACACGGCGGCGACAAGAAGTCGGTCAAATATCATATAGCTACCTCCTTTTCATTTTTACTCTTGATGG